GCCTTTAGGGTGAGCCTCTAGAAATAGAGCAAATAAATCTAAAGCAAATAAAACTTAGCCCCTATTAACTAAAAAAGAAAGGTGGTCAAAAATGACTACATTAAATAACTACTATAACGAAATACGCTCTGATATTGCTAAAGAGTTTGGATTAGAGGCAGCAGGTTACGCCCCTGTCCCTAAGTACGCATTGACATTACGCCAATGTCAAATACTAAACAATAAGTACCCTATGGATAAGGCTAAGTATATTGTTAAACGCTACATGTCCCTATATGGTAACAAAAAGGTAGGTAAGTAAATGAGCCTACCCCTTATTGTCCTAGCCTTGTCAGTGCTATGCGCTATAATTGTACTAATCCCTACTATGTTAGATAAGGATAGCGAATTCTAATGCACCTATACCTATGTTCATCATGCAACACGCTTGCTATAGTGACACAAAAAAATAAACAAATAACAATCAACCCATGTTCATGCACAACAGAAAAGAGATAAATAAATGAATACAAATACATGCAAGGTAATTAACTGTGACTCAACAGAATTGGTCTATAGTGGTACAGATGCCTTTATGCTAGGCATTAACACAGAAACCTATTGCTATAACTGTGCTAACGCATACGCACAGATAGATAGAGTTATGTCTAAGGTACGTCAAGATTACCTAGACTCACTCACTCCAGTATCAACACTCACTACATCAGACTAGGAGATACATGTTAGATTTTATTACATCACCATTTGAATGGTTTGCTAATGTAGTCCAATACTCACTTATTTTTATGGCAATTATTATGTTAGTACTAACAATAGGCGCGGTAGTTGCAATACCTTTAGGATTAAAACTATTAGGTGTTGCATTTGCTAAAACTATTGTAGTAGAAACTAGTAAAGTGTTAAAAGATTTAGGTATTAACAAAATAGATGCTAAGCAATCTGAGGACATCAAAACACTCAAATACCACTATGACCAAAAGGTAGTCCCTATTTTAAGTAGGGTCAAAACATAGTTAGTGGGGGCGGTACCATCCAATTAAATGAGGGTGGTACCCTATGCCTCAACAATTTAGCAGATCAATTTAGCAGATCAATTTAGTATCTGATCCACAATTATGTGCTCACTATTATTTTGATTTGCTTTTTTTAAAATTATGTATCGTACATTTAATAAAAATATTCAGATTTACCACAAAGTGAAAATAAATAATTTTTCAGATTTTGTGCTATACTGAATCTATGAAACTATTCCAGATCCTGTCTCCAAAAAAGGGTACATCTAAAGAAGCAATCGACATTGTTAAAGAAGAAGGCTGTGGTGGTAACTGTACCTGTAAGACTAATCCTTCTCAGTCTTCTTAAAATCAGCAAAACGCTTCCTAGCAAGTTTTAACTGTATCTCCGATATGTCATTATAGACAGAGTTGCGTCCTGTGCTTTCTGCTGCAAGAACAACAGTTCCTGTTCCTCCAAAGAGTTCTGAAACAGTATCTCCTTCAAGTGTAAACATCTTAATTAAGTGTTTGGTTAATTCTAATGACATTGCATCTGAGGTATATGCCAGGGTAGCGTATAACTCTCTCAATTGTTCATGATCATTCTTAAACTCTAAAATAGGATTAAGGTGTTTGTTAATGTACTCTTTGTCATGTCTGGGAAGTCCTTTTGATAGATGTATAACATATGCGTAAGAAGGATAGATTCCATCAGCGGTTTCCTGATCATAGTATGACCAGACCATAGTAACATTATGTTGAAGATTTGATTTTTTTGCAACGGTAGATAGATATCTATGCATCAAGTCATAATCTGATGATGGCAGAACCATAAGAATGCTTCCATTATGCTTTAAGGCTTTGGCTGCGTTGTGCGTAACCTTGACAAGATTTTTAATAAAGGCTTTTTTGTTTTTTACTTTATTTAGTTGTTTTTCAGGTCTAGCATATCTATTGACGTCAACTCCAAAATACGGAGGGTGCAGAATAAACAACTCAATAGACTCATCTACAACAATTTCTTCCATAGCATCGCCATTTAAATATTCATGCTTCATAATTTACCTTATTCTGATCGTATATAAACATTATACCTTATAGTGACCTATGATATGTTCACGCTTATCATGCAGGGTAATTCCAGATTTTTCCTGGAACTGATCATATAATTCTTTTGAGCCTATGCCATATACGCCTAAAGACATATCCCCAGTTAGAATCTTAGCAGCCCTATTATAAGAATGCCCGTTCATGTTATCCCAATCGGGGTTATCATCCCAGTGTAGCCTTCTCTTATCTGTTCTGTACTCGTCGTTATAGGCATGCCACATATAATGGAAAGATGGGTTGATCAATTTGACTCCCCTGGTATAAAACCTCAAGGCCAAGGTTGGTTCTTCGCCAATAAAGTACAGTTGATGATCATATGGAATAGCCTTTATAATTTTTGCATCGCAAAACAAGGAGTTAGCACAAAGGAAGTAGGCTTCATATCCGTACTTAGAGTACTCAACGTCATACCATATTGGCCATGGCATTGACTCTCCTTCTTTCCAGCCCATAAAACCGACTAGTGGCTTCTTTCCAAAATCATAAAAGTTTTCTTCTCCAGTTTCGTGGTTTCTTCTAAAACCTCTTGGGTGCATGGTAAAGGCTATATCAGATCCCCAATGTTTTTCACACATAACATAATTTTCAAGAACAACCTTATCCCAGTTTGGAATAAATCTAGAATGAGAATCTATTTGTAAATAATAATCGTGTTCAATTCTTCTAGATGCAATTTCTCTTGCCCAACATGCTCCCTGGCTTTCTTGCCAAGAAATTTTTTCATATCTTAGTTGTTCTTCTGGAATAAAAGAAAGATCTGGATGTTCTTGTGGGGCAGCCTGGGAAACAATAGAAAAAAACAACCTATTTTTAAATGCAGCATTCTCATAGGCATTTCTAACTGTATTCACAAGATCTGGATCTCGATAACTTGCAATAGAAATAAAAATTGTTTTTATGTTTTGGTTTGTATTTATCTTTGGAGCATTAACCTTACCAACTAGCGGAGGAATCGAAGGTATACGAATCATTTCCAATCAACCTCTTCATCATATGTAACAGAATACTCTCCCATATATACTTCAGCATAAGAAATTATATCCTTACTATATCTCATTACCGTGTTAATACCTACCTTGTCGGACACGTACTTCTTACCGTCTAAAATCGGCTCAAAGGGCACACCAGAGAGTTCAAAGGCATTGTTTAGGGTATCTATGTACCTAGCCTTTCCAAACCTCTTAGAAACCAATGCTTGGCTTGTTTGGGTTTTTCTAAATAGATTATCTGCTTCAATAGATTCTGGAGAATTCTCAATAATGTAGTCAATAGAAGGATGGCTCATCCGAGTAGACCATGCTCGCATATTCCTTGCATACGACTCCATGTTTCTTAGAGTCGAATCTGCATATGCCATGCGTAGATGGTCAGAGTGAGATGTAGGAACCTCTATCGCGTCGGCGATTAAAAAAGCGGTTGCGTATGGGAACTTGTTAGTGTATATCTTTTCGGCGAAGTGTACATTCGGATTAAACGAGTTTAGTGCCATCCCGTCGACTAAAAGCCTCATATGATTTCCGATTGACACATATTCCGAACGATTCATATCGCAATCAACAAACAAACATTCTGACGGATCTATACCATCGGCGAGACATAAAATATTTTTGTCGTATGTGCCGACGACTTTAGAACCGTTATGTCGATTTAAAAACTCTGCTGAAAGAATTCCATCTGCATCTGGGGATATAATTAGATTTGTCGAATGCTGCAGGGTATTGATTATGGCTGTTTTCATTTTATTCAAATACTCCTGTTATAATAATATAGTTATGACAATACAAGACTGGGCTTCCTTAATCGTAGCGATACTTACAATTGTATCATCAATCGCCTTTTCTATCAAGTGGCTAGTCAAACATTATCTCAGCGAACTTAAGCCTAATTCTGGATCGAGTCTCAAAGATCAGGTTTCAAGATTAGAAAGTGCTTTAGACGATCAGAGAATTGACTCTATAAAATCTAGAGATCGACAAGAAAAGAAACTTGATGAAATGTATCAAATTCTAATTAAGCATATTGCTGATAATAGTAAATAACCTAATTTGCCTATTTGCTATATATAGTATATAAGATATATAAATATAAACCTTTAAAGATAGTTCTTTTTTCTTATATATTTTAAGTATACACTATCCCAGTTTTGACTAAGTATTACAAAGAAGACAAAACGGACATTAACCATTATAACAATCTGATAACTTTTAATCTTAGTGTCCAGATTGTACTGATATGATATAATTTAAGTTGACTAGTACTCTGGTTTGTCCTTCATACCCACCAGCCTGAGTACTAGTCTTTTTTTATGGTATAATCTAAGTATTATGAATCTTTGTTCACCTGAGATATTTGGAGCAGATCCAGCCAGAATTAAATGGCAGATTGTTAGAGGAGATACCTCTCCGCTTCGTGTTGAATTTTTAGAAGATGACGAAGTAACATATTTTGATATATCTGATTGGACATTTGAGGCTACTACTTATGATCCTCAGTCTGACATTCTTGATTCCCTGGAAGTTTCACGTGGAACAGGATATGTTGATATTCTTGCCCCTGCATCTATTACAGAACTATGGGGGTTTGGTTTTAAACCAGTTGTAACGGAATTAACTTTTGACCTTCAAGTAACTATTAATGGAGAAACCATTTGGACACCATTGATTGGAACTATCTCTGTCCTTGGAGATATTACAGGTAGCCTATAATGGCAGTTGTAAAAGTATCAACTCCTAGACCTGAGTTGCCAGCAGTAATTAAAATTAAGAACAAAATATTTAAAGTAAAATCATAATTCCGTGAGATAATCAATCCATGGCTGCTTCTAAATCTATGGACTTTCCCAGTGCAAAAAAGTCTGGCTACGCAGCGCAAGTAGAACAGAATCAAAATACATACCAAGAGAATACACTATCATTTCTTCCAGTACCTGGACCACAAGGTCCTCAAGGTCCCGCAGGTAGAGATGGCAAAGATGGAAAAGATGGATCAGTTGGACCTCAAGGCCCAGAAGGACAAAAGGGACAAAAGGGAGAAAAAGGATCTTCTGGACAAAACGGATTAAGTTCTTTATCTTCTTCAGGTCAACAAGCAGGTTGGTCTTCATATTTTACAGATTCTGAAATTGAGATTAGGCTAGGAGCAACAAGAGGAACTGACGGATGGGTAAGCCTATACATCTCTGATGGAGAAAAGAATGAGGAATTTTTGCCAAAGGACTGTGTAAGTCTATGGAATCCACACTCAAGAATGCTAAATTTTAAAGGACTAAAAATAGGATCTCAAGTTTTTGTAACTTACAACCTAGAGTTGACAACCTTTACTCAAAATACTGAAGTCTGGATGAGAACCTTCTTTCCATCACACGAGCAGGAAATTGCACACCTAGTAGGGTCTTTTAAATATCAACACACCTACAACATATCTATCACACAGCAGGTATTTATTGAAAACCAAAAAATGTGGGGTAACGGAGCAGTTCCTCAATTAAGAACAGATTTTGACGCATCCGTAATCCTTAATTCTATCTACGTCAGCGTGGTATAATAAAACTATGGCATTTCCAGGAGAATTAAATATTAGTTACTACAAAGGTGACACCTACGAGTTTAAAATCTACCCTAAAAAGACAGATGGCACAGTTTTTGACCTATCTGCATTTATTCTTTTGTATGACGACGACTCAAACTCATCAACACCTCAAGTTGCCTATGACACTTCAAAATTTGTTTTTTCTACATCTAGAGGAGCCTCTGGTGTAGCAAATCAAAGAGCATGCTATTCAAAAATTTCTGATGACAAAACACATATTGTTTGTGCAATTAGACCAGCAGACGGATTAACAATGACAGCAGGAACACAGTATGTTTACGATGTTCAGGTTTCTACAAACACTTCTGCAAATGGCTATCCAGTTGTTCATACTCTTCTAAACGGATTTATAACCGTAACAGATCAAGTCGCAACTGGCTCTGGAACTCCCTGATTAAGGAATAATATGGCAGACGTACTTTTATCAACAGACGACATGACGGTACTTGGTGGTCCAGCCTCTATTTCTGTTGACCTTGATTTTGGTCCTGCTGGAACACGTGGAAGTCTTTGGTATACAAATTCATCAGGCGCCCCAACCTCAACTCTTCCAGTTTCCAATCCAAATGTTTTTGATATTTGTATAAACACAAATCCAGGGCATGTAGACTATCTATATATTTATCAATACAAAAATGTAAGTGGAACTAATTCTTGGAGCAAGTTGTTTAAACTAATTCCAAATACTTATAGCGTAAATAGGTCTGTAACTTTTGCAGCAGGAGAACAAAGAGTCAATATTCCCGTTGCAAGCCTAGTCCCATCTTCTATGATTGGAACAGCAACTTCGGCAAACTTTAACATTCAGTACTCAATAACTGGAAATGACGAACCTCTCGCCTCTTCAGTCTCTGTTCTTCCATTGGAGAGCGTAGATACTGTATTATCTCTGCCTTTACTTTTTAAAGCGGTTGAATATAACGGAACAGGTTGGGTAGATTTGGCTAAATCAGTAACAGTCCATCTATTCATTACCGTGGTATAATCTAAAGTGGTGATAACTTATGACTGAGAACATTGACGGTACCCCAAACGGAACTGGTTTATTCAATACCAAGATTCCAGCACTTTCAGACGCAGCAGATATACAAGCAGCGCTAAAGTTATATCACTATGGCTCGTATACTTATGACGGTGCCAATACTAACACTTCTTCTTTGACAACTCCATCTATTGCAAGCCACTTACAGTCATTATCAAATAGAGTTACTGCACAAGAAAACCTTGGAGTTGGTTCTGAATATAGCGCAACTTTACCTACAACACCAGTAGAGGGATATATTTGGATGGATTCAAACTCAACAGCAACAGTTACTCAAATTGTTTCTACTGCAAGTTATCAAACAACCGCTCCAACAAATGGTCTTACTCAAGGAATGCTTTGGGTAGACTCAGACTCATCACCACTAAAAATGTATGTATACTCAGGTACTGCCTGGTTAGAGATAGGTGCATAATGAGTGACGAAAGAGATCAGATGTTAAAAGAAATTGCAATTGCCAAATTTGTTGAACTAGGATTTACAGAGGCAGAACTAAGAGCATTGGGGTTGAGATCAGATGGCAACAACTAGTAGCGTTGGTAAAACAGCATACATTTATGATCAAGGTACTGATACTTGGTATCCAGTTTCTGGAACTACAAATGCAGCAGCAAATTTTGACTGGTCAGGAGCACACTCATTTGGTTCTACAGTATCTTTAAATGATGTTGTTGTATCAAAAGCAGGAGTAAATAATTTTGCAACATCAACAGTTAGAGATGCTGTAATCACCGCACCCCCTGAAGGCCTTGTTGTTTTTGTACGACAAGATGCATCAGGAAATCAAATTAATCAAATTCAATATTATCATGCTGGTAAGTGGAGAAACTATAATGACTCTTGCTGGCTTGAAACCAAAACTGCAGACTATCAAATAGTTCTTTTAGATGCTGGAAAAACAATTAGAGTTGAGTCATCGTCTAACGTAACAATTACTATTCCATCTTATGCAACAATCCCATTTGTCGTTGGACAAAAAATTGAGATTGTTAGAAAAGGTAGTGGAGAAGTATCTATCGCACCTGCAGCAGGAGTGACTCTTTATAGCAAGAATTCAAATAGAAAAATTGCAGCACAATGGTCTGGCGCTGTTTTAGTAAAAGATGATACAAATGCATGGATTCTTATTGGCGATTTGAAAGCGTAGGATCAGATGCTTGGATTCCTTGGCTTATGGTCTTCATCAAAAGGTATGGTCTTAGTACCAAATCTTTCTGGACTTACACAGGCACAAGCAATTTCAGCAATACAATCAGCAGGACTGACTGTTGCCTCAATTATTTCTACAACCTCAACATCAGACTCTAATCTATCAAATAAGGTTGCACTACAAACTCCTGCATCTGGAACTCTAGTTGATTATGAAACCACTGTTGATCTTTCTATTTATAACTATGTAGCAGTAACAACAACTACCACAACAACTTCTGGCGGTGGCAGTGGACCTGTAACAACATCAGCCCCAGTTGCAACTATAAGTAATTTAACATATACAAAAACTGGTACTACTACTGGAACTCTTTCTTGGTCTGGAAGCAATATAAATAATTATCTGTTTACTGGAAACTCATCTTTATATCCATCACCATACAACTATGGAGCATACACTGCAACATGGCCAGGAAACCTTGTTAACTTGACTGAAGGGCAGTCTTATACAGTCACTATAACTGTGATAAATAGTGCTGGTGCTGGAAACTCACAAACCATTACTTTTGCTCACCCAGTTGTTACTACAACTACTACTACAGTTGCTCCTACAACTACAACTACAACAACTACAACAACTGTTGCACCACTTCCAACACTACCAACACCAGTAATTCAAACATATGCTGGCTGGCAAGTTTATCCAGGATCAGTATATGCAACATTTAACATAACTAACTTTGATTCAACATATACAACAACTTATACTTCTACTCTTGGAACTCAGAATCCCGAATTCCCCGAAGAATTTATTGTTGAAAATTTAACACCAAATCAATCCTATACGGTTTATATAACTGCATCTAAGGATGGGTATACAAGTTCTACTGGTTCATCAACATTTACTGCAAATCCTGCAAATAATCCTACTACTACCACTACAACGGTTGCCCCTACAACAACTACAACTACCACTACAACGGTTGCCCCTACAACAACTACTACAACAACTGCAGCACCAGCAACTGGTACAGCGTATCTATCATATTGCTTCCTCGGAACCCCTGTAGAAGAATCATATCCTGTTAATTCCGATAACACGCTTGTACAAGATATTAACCAAGCAATTGCTGCCTACACTTCATTTCTTCAAGGTTTAAATCCTCCAGCAACAAGTATTTCGGTTTCAATAGTTTCTCAGCCTGCAGCACCAACAAGTTGTCCACCTGTAAATACAACTACAACTACAACTACTGTAGCACCTACAACTACAACTACAACCACTGTAGCACCAGGTGCATTTACTATTAGCGGTATATCTTCAACTACAAATTCTGTAACTTATTCTTGGTCAAACCCTCCAGCAGGAACTGCATTCTATACTGTTCAATACTCTGATAATGATGCAGTCTATCCATCAGAAACAACAGGGTCAACATCTAAGACATTTACTGGTCTTGCTCCAAACACTTTACATACAGTTTTTGTTACCGCAAAAAATTCTAACAACGGCTATTTAGCAGATGCCAGTGCTTCTATTTCTACAAGTGGTGCTGCAACAACTACCACAACCACAGTTGCTCCAACTACTACTACAACCACAGTTGCTCCAACTACTACTACAACCACAGTTGCTCCAACGACTACCACAACTACAGCATCCCCTGCAACCACGACAACGACAACAGCATCCCCTGCAACCACGACAACAACAGGCCTTGACTGCTCTGGAAATACTTGCGATCCAGCACGAAGTTACACTGGCACAAGATCTGTTTCAACATCTGTATGTGCTTCTGGAACAATGAACACTTATACTTGTTGGACTCCAGGAACATGCGATAATGTTACTACTGACACAGGTTGTGTTGCTACTGGTTCAACTACGACTACAACAACTGCAGCACAAGAGGTATCCAGACTTTGTACATCATTTAACGTTGCGAACCAAGACTGTGTATCTCAAGGATGCAGCAGCGGAGGTTGCGGTAGCGGTTCAATATGTACATCAGGAGTTGAATATAGATGTGCTTACCTATAAAGGAGAAAATAAATGATTAATGATATAGATATAGAGTTTCAGTCTGATCAAGGTAAGGGGCAGGCATTAGTGTGGGTGATTGATGGAGAATGTTTGTATGATCTTCCATTAAATAAAAACTATGCAAGCATGTTCTTAGCAACAACTGATATACTTGATGTATCAAATGAGTATCCAGATAATGAAGGAATCACTGTGAGATTAATTAATAATGGAGTTACTTTAGAAGATTTTAATACCTCTGAATATTTTGGAAGTATTCTTTTAAGCAGCCCACAGATATTGGATCTAGCAGACTACCCATATGGCAGGTATGTACAATCTCCAAACGCACAGTTTGATGGTGAGAAGTTTATAATTTTAAATCAAGACGTTACTGATTTTCTACCGTAGAATAGGATAAACAATGACAAGTCGTTGGGAAGAATACAAAGCAAAAAATGGAGTAACTCCATTAGATTTGCTTAACCCAAAAACAAAAAAAGCAGAAAAGACTTTGGGGGAGGAAAGGTTTGAGATATGCAAAGCCTGCCCAGAATTGATACAGGTAACCTCTCAATGTAAAAAGTGTGGCTGCTTCATGAAAATCAAAACAGGTCTAGAGGCAGCAACATGTCCAATCGGAAAGTGGTAGATAGCATATTTGTTTCTATAGCATCATTCCGTGATGCTGAATTAACAAACACCCTGTATAGTCTATTATCTCAAGCAAAAGACTTAGGCAAGATTCACGTTTGTATTTTTTCTCAGGATGAAGATGACAAACATCCAAAACTAGAAAATCTGTTTGACCTATTTGGAGTATCAGACTACACATATAAAAAGATCAACTATGTAGATTCTTCTGGAGTAGGATACGCAAGAAATTACATTCAAGATTTTATTAAGCCTGAGCATGACTTCTTCTTGCAAATTGATAGCCACTCAAGATTTGCTGAACACTGGGACGAGATGCTTGTTGATGATTATAAAAAATGTTATAGTAATTGGACAAGTGAGATCATCCTGACCTCTTACCCACAAGGTTATGTTTATGATGAATATGGAAACACTTATTCTGATAAATTTGAAAGACCTACTGCAGTAAAGGGGGTAATTTCAGAAAGTGAGACACTAAGATATAACTGTAAATATACAGAGTATATTGGAGAAGATTTTGGAATGCTTACTGGATACTTTTGTGCAGGCATGGTTTTTGGAAAAACAGAGTCTTTTTTAAATACTAGATATGATCCATGTATATATTTTAATGGAGAGGAGCAAACCCTTTCTATTAGGTTTTATGAAAAAGGGGTTAAGTTAATTGCCCCGCCAAGGAATTATATTTTTCATGATTACAGCGGTAAAAAAAGAAAAAGGCAGTGGGATGGAGATCAAGAGGCTCACATCAAAAATGACCAGGCATCTGCTCAGAGACTGAATGATTTTTATACTGGTAATTTGGCTGACGAACGATACTCTTTAATAGACATCTCTTCACTACAGTCCTGGATAGACTGCTTTGTAGATCAAGATCACCTAGATTCTTGATATGATATAATTAATAAAAAGGGAGTTTTTATGTCAGAAGACAAACCAGTAAGACCTTGGGATATGTTTAATAAAAATATTGGTAGGGTCAAGCCAGAGGTTGCAGAAGCAAGACTTGCTGCCTGTCTAGGATGTAAGCATTTGATTAAGATGACCAAGCAGTGCAAAAAGTGTGGTTGTTTTATGGAAGCAAAAACAAAACTCCCACATGCAGAATGCCCTATAGGAAAATGGGGCAAAGAGAAAGAACTATATACAGAGGAGATCGAGTAATGACAGAGCCAAGAAGTTTTGCCCTAATAGTAGACAATGTAGTTCAGGCTACATTTGATGTTTCCCCAGAAGCCGAAGCAGCCTTTATAAAAGAAATATCTGGGCTAAATGATATTCCCGTAGGAACAAAATTTAACCCAGATACTCAGTCTTTTTACTCAGATTTGTCTGACAATCCTATTCAGGAAAGCGATTCATCCATTCTTTAGTTCTTGGAGTCAAGCCTTTCCAGGCTGACCAATCTTTTCCACCGTTTGACATATGAAATGCAATTTGTGCATTTACAACGGGATTTAGAAGGTCTGAGTTAGTTACAAGGTTAAACTTGTCTCTACGATCAGGACCTAGCATGCCAATCATATTAATCTGAAACATACCATAAGAACTGTCGCCAGTCCCAGTATTTCCATTAAATCTGATTGGTTGTCCATTAGACTCTTTTTTGGCTATTGCCCAAGCCTCCTTTAGATCGTTGCCCCTAAAGCCAACGAGGTATAAAAGTTCCTTGAGTTCACCATCGGTTAGAGAACCCTTATTTTCAAACTTTTTTAATTTTTGCTCTGTAGAAACACTTAAAGCCTCTTGCGAGGCTTGACTTGTTACAACTACAGGTTTTGTACTTAAGTTGTTGCGTTCACTAGCATTAGCAGCATTTAAACCTTGTGCTGACATTACTATAATCGTGAGTATTCCGATGAGTTTTTGTTTATCTTGTGTTATGTTCATCTGTTTCCTCCTTAGAAACGAAAAACCCCTTTCAGGGTTGTTACTACCAAGTATAACATAATTTTACCCCAAAAGTCAATTTTGAGCACATTATTTTTAAAATGGCAAATGTAGACATTGAAAAGTGGTATAATGAATCATTATGACAAATACAAGCGGATCTTTCCCATTACCATACCCAGAGTCTTCTGATCCAGTTAATGTTCATGGAGATATTAAAGACTTGGCTTCAGAAGTAAGTCAAACGCTGAGCGCTTTAAATTTATCTATTATTCAAATTAATGTTATAAATAATTCTGGATCTGCAATTACAGCAGGATCTCCCGTATATGCAACGGGATACACAACAGCAACAACAGTTTCAAAAGCAACACCAACAACTTCCCCAATTCTAGGATTAGCAAAACAAGCGATAGCATCAGGTGCATCAGGAGTTGTTGTAGTTGCAGGAGTTTTAAACAATATTAATACAAGTTCTTTCGCTAACGGAGATGTTCTTTATGTTGGAGCCACTGGAGGCTTGACAAACTCAAGACCTGCAGGTGGTTCAGGAGCAGTAGGAATAGTAGCACAGGCTGCTACTGCTGGAACAATTATTGTTGAGGCAAAAGGCAACGGTACATGGGGGGCACTAAAGGCTGGACTAGCCTAATAGTGATATAATAAACCATGGCAACTTTAAGAGGATCTCAAACATCATACGACATAGGAAATAAACCTCCTACAGTTGTTTGGACTGTAGTTCGTGGAGATACTTCTGGCTTTAAGGTTTATGTAACTGATGATGCAAAGGTCCCGCTAATTTTAAAGGGTGCTGGATCTGAATGGGACATCGCTATGAAGATTAAAAGACCAACCCTTGCAGCAGACAAAGGAGTCATCACTGATAACGCAACTACAATCATGGCATTGCATCCAGTTGCAGATGAAGACGATTTAGTTGGAGAGTTTACAGTTTGGCTTACAGCAGAAGAGTCTAATGTCTTACAAACAGGAGACATCTTTGATATTCAAGTGTCAGACCCAACAAGAGTTTGGACAGTTGCTCAGGGCAGCATGAAAATTCTTGAAGATGTAACAGATTAATGGCCACAGCAATAATTCTTGATGAACTAAGTAACAACACAAAACGAATTTTCCCAATTGACTACCCAGTAGTTCAAATAGAAAACCTTGAAAGAACTGTATCTATAAGCGAAGTATTACCCTTTAGGGTTCGTTTTACAGCAATACAGGTACAGGCAATTGGCTTAGGAAATACCCCAGCAATTCCCCTACAAGTAATTGGATACAGCAATTACATTCTTTAATTAGTTAGAAATAGATGCTATAATACCATTATGGCTAAGATATCAGTTTCAAGCGTTAAGGGGTTATTCCAAACAGGTGATAGACCCACTCAAGAAAATTATGTAGATTTAATTGATACCCTTTCATCCCAAGCAACAGAGTTGGGATCAGCAGGTAACAACAACGAAAATACAATTGCGGATATTCAAAACGTAACTGTAATTGATAATTTTGATGCCACACAATGGCGAATGGTCAAGTATATTATTTCAATATCCAAGACTACAGCAGGGGACAATAAGTTCTATGCAACCGAAATAAGTATTCTTGTTGACGGTACAGATGTATCTGTTAATGAGTATGGAACAATCGACAATGATGGGAATATTGGCACCATTAATGTCTCTCGCACTGGAAATACCGTGGCTTTATCAGTCACTCCAGATCCTGCGATCAAGCCAGTCACCGTACGATATGCTCGTATGGGACTTAAGGCATAACTAAGGAGATATAAAAAATGGCAACAGTAAATAAAGATTTTAAAATTAAGAGTGGTCTCATTGTTGAAGGTACAACAGCGACAGTCAACAACTTTGACGTTCTTACAAAGAAAACAGCAGATCAAAATTATATTATTGATCTTATTGGTGGTACAGCAACATCTGCTAACACAGCAAACACAGTTGTAAAGCGTGATGCTACTGGAGATTTTGCTGCTGGTGATATTACAGCAGACTTGATTGGTAACGTAACTGGTACAGTATCAGATATTTCAAACCACGATACCGATGATCTTGGTGAGGGCACAATTAACCAATATTTCACAAACCAAAGAGCACTTGATGCAACTAACGCTGCATATGATGCAGCAGGTACAGGAGCAGCAGAAGCAGATGTAGTAGCAGGAGATCTTTCAGATCACGAAGCAGCAACAGCAGCACACGGTGCAACAGGTGCGGTAGTTGGAACAACGAACACACAGACATTAACAAATAAGACTATTGGAGATACACTTAACTTCACTGGGGCAGGAGCAATGACAATCAACTCTGATTCTCATATCGTTCTTACTCCAGCAGCAGGCTCTTCTGTTAAGTGGGGTGCAGATGTTCTTGCAACTCGTGGTTACGCAGATCAAGCAGAAGCAGATGCAATTTCAACAGCATCAGCAGATGCTACAACTAAGGCTGACGCAGCAGAAGCAGACGCTATCTCAGCAGCAGCAACAGATGCAACTAACAAAGTAGCAGCAGAAGCAGCACTTAGAGTTTCTGGAGATTCAGCATCAGTTGCTACAGCATCAGCAGACGCTACTTCAAAGGCAAATGCTGCACAAGCAGCAGCAGAAGCAACAGCAGCAGCAGATGCTACTGCAAAAGCAGATGCAGCACAAGCAGCAGCAAATGCTTACACAGATGCCGAAGTTGCAGCACTTGTTGACTCAGCACCAGCACTTCTTGATACACTTAATGAATTAGCAGCAGCAATTTCAGATAATCCAAATTATGCAACAGACCTTGCTACAGCAGTTGGTGAAAAGGTAGCAAAGGCTGGCGACACAATGACTGGAGCCTTGACATTGTCAGGTGCCCCTACATCATCATTACATGCAGCAACTAAGGGTTATGTAGATACAGCAGAATCAAACGCTGCATCAGACGCTACTTCAAAGGCAAATGCTGCACAAGCAGCAGCAGAGGCTACAGCATCAGCAGACGCAACTACAAAGGCTAACAATGCTAAGTCAGGTGCAGAAGCAACTGCTTCATCAGATGCAACTTCAAAGGTTGCTGCAGAAGCAGCACTTAGAGTATCAGGTGATTCAGCCTCAGTAGCAACTGCTTCAGCAGATGCAACAAGCAAGGCAAACGCTGCACAAGCAGCAGCAGAAGCAACTGCTTCAGCAGATGCAACAAGCAAGGCTAACGCAGCAAAGTCTGCAGCAGAGGCCACAGCATCAGCAGACGCTACTTCAAAGGCAAATGCTGCACAAGCAGCAGCAATTGCACACGCAGATGCACTTGATACAGATGATGTTGCAGAAGGAACAGCACAGTACTTTACAGATGCTCGTGCCAAGGCTTCAGCAGCAGATCTTTTGACTGGCGCTACAAAGACTAACATTACCATAACAGGTTCAGGTTCAGGCCTTGTTATTACCGCAGAAAACGGTGTAGCAGATTCTGATACTGATGATCTTGATGAGGGTACAACAAACCTTTACTTCACAGATGTCCGTGCAGTAGATGCTCTTGAAGCAGTTGTTCCAAACTTCACAGCAGTTGAGTTAAACTCAGTTGCTAAGCAAGTTGCAGCAACACTCTCAGCACCAACAGCAGGAGTTCAGACAGCCCACGCTTTTGCAAAGGCTGACTACCGTTCAGCAGAATACCTTGTAAAGGTTGCCTACGGAACACATACTGAAATCTCAAAGGTCCTCTTGACACTTGATACTTCAGACAACATTGCAATTACTGAATACGGAATTGTCGGAACAAATGGCTCAGCGTCATCAGTTTCAGCAGGTATTTCAGGATCAAACGTACAACTTCAGGTTACAACCGTTAACAATAACTCAACAGTTACTGTTGTCGGAACACTTGTTGCGTAATAAAAAATAAAAATAGTTGGAAGAGGGAGTAGTAAATGGCAACAGTCGCAAAAGACTTCAAGGTAAAGAATGGACTCATCGTTGCAAACGGTGGTTCTTTTGGCGGGACAGTTGAGGTAGCAACACCTACATCAAATAGCCACGCAGCAACCAAGGAGTATGTTGACTCAAGATCAATGGCTGTTGGCGCTACTGCTCCTTCTTCACCAACTAATGGAACAATGTGGTTAGACACTGCAACAAACAGAGTTAACTTCTATTACGATGGAACTTGGTATACCCAAGCAACTATTGATGATACAAATAATCTTCCAGAACACATTCACGATACTGCAATTGATGGAACAGGTTTCATCGTTTCGCAGTTCTATAATGGAGGAAGTTTTAACAGCCCATTGGGTGTAGGATTAGATGCAGGTGGACCAGACTCAACAGTTTGGACAGTTGTTTTTGATGGCGGTAGTGCAGTAGATAACTTCAATTAAATTGATGTTATAATAAGATAGATAATAATGGGCAGCACCCATAAGGAGATATAAATGGCAACTAGAATGCAACAGCGCAGAGGAACTGCGACACAATGGACAACAGCAAACCCAACTTTAGCCCCAGGCGAAATTGGATTCGAAACAGATACCAACCAGTTTAAAATTGGTGACGGTGTTAATCAGTGGGAAGACCTATCTTACTTCAAGAACCTTGAAGATCTAGGTGGCTCACTAGATGATTATGTCCCTCTTACTACAAAAGGCCAAGCAAATGGCGTTGCCTCTCTTAATGCTCAAGGAGTCATTCCTTCTGAGCAAATTCCTTCTCTAGTCGGCCTTGATACAGAAATTACAACTGCTGTAAATAATGCAGTTACCGCACTTGTTGATGGCGCTCCTTTAGCCCTTAATACACTTAACGAGTTGGCAGCAGCAGTAAATGATGACGCATCATACGCTGCATCAATGACTCTTATTACTGACCAACTAGCAGAAAATTTAAGTGATCACGAAGTAGATACTACAACACACGGCGCAACAGGAGCAGTTGTTGGAACAACTAACACTCAGACATTAACTAATAAGACAATGTCTGGTGCAAGCAATACTTTTAGCGCAATCCCACAATCAGCAGTTACTGATTTGGTTTCAGATATCTCAACAATTGAGACTGACATTACTACTATTGAAGGAAACATTTCTGGCCTAAATACTGCTGTAGGACTTCGTGCCACATCAGCAGACCCAACATTCACAGGAACAGTTATTCTTCCAGCAACAACATCAATTGGTACACTTACTTCAACAGAACTAGGATATCTTGATGGAATTACTTCATCAGTTCAAACACAACTAGATGCTAAAGCAGAGTCTTCTTCAATTACTGAAGCAGCACAAGAAGCAGTAAACGCTGCCCTAGTTGCGGGTACAGGATTAGACAAGACCTATGATGATGAAGCAAATACAATTACTATTGACATAGATTCAACAGTAGCAACTAAGACTTATGCAGATAATGCAGTAACAACTCACAAAGATGCTACAACAAATATTCACGGCATTGTAGACACTGCAGCACTCGCAACTAAGACTTATTCGGACTCAGCAGTAAGCACACACTCTATTGATACAACAGATGTACATGGTATTGCAGATACTTCAGCACTAGCATTGACAGCGACAGTTAACACAGCGCTTGATCTAAAAGCACCCCTAGCATCCCCTACTTTTACAGGTACGGTATCTGGTGTTACTAAGACACATGTAGGCCTAGGAAATGTTGATAACACAACAGATGCACTAAAGCCAGTTTCAACTGCTACACAGACAGCACTTGATGCAAAACTTGATTCCTTAACTGCTTCAACAACATATGCACCATTATCTTCTCCAACATTTACAGGGACTGTAACACTTCCTGCTAATACAATTTCACAATCAATGATGAGTGACGATTCGGTTGGAACAAACGAAATTGTTGCACTTGCAGTAACAGAAGGAAAAATTGCAGACGGAGCAATAACAAACGCAAAAGTTTCAGCCACTGCAGCAATTGCAACATCTAAAATTTCAGGACTTGACACAGCCCTTGGACTACTAGCACCAATCGCTTCTCCTACTTTTACTGGCACAGTTGCTGGTATTACTAAAGGAATGGTTGGGCTTGGTCTTGTAGATAATACTGCAGATACAAGTAAGCCAGTTTCAACAGCCCAGGCTTCAGCAATTGCTACTGCTAAATCAGAAGCAATCGCAGATGCTACATCACAAGTAAATGCTCTTCTCACAGGAGCACCAGCAGCACTCAACACTCTTGATGAGTTAGCAGCAGCCCTTGGTGATGACGCAAACTTTGCTTCAACAGTTACAACATCACTTGCTGCAAAGACTCCAGAACTTTATACATTTACACCTGATGCAACAACAACAAGAGTTCTTGCTCTTGGCGATAAGTTCGCATCAATTAAATTTACAGGAGCAACAGCAACAAGTATTACTGTACCAACCAACGCATCAGTAGCGTTCCCAGTCGGAACGTACATTGAATTTTATCAATTTGGTGCAGGACAACTAACAGTAACTGCAGTAACTCCAGGAACAACATCAATTAGATCAACAGATTCTCAGAATAAGTCAAGAACTCAGTACTCATCTATGGTTTTAGTCAAGGTAGATACTGATGAATGGCTACTTACTGGAGATCTAACAGCATAACAGTATTAAAAAAAACGAAACCAGGGAGATTTAAATGCCAAGAAAAACAGGAGGAAGATCCGCAAAGGTATCTTCAAGATTAAAGGCCTTAAAGAATGTTATAGAAACATTTGTTCGTTCTGACTCTGCCAGTCTTGGCAAGACAGCAACAGGGGCTTCTTGGTCCAATGTTCGTGGATCTTGGGGTATTTCATCAAACATGGCATCGTCTTCTGATTCAGGATCATCATACCCACTAGCAACCCTCAACTTTTCTGAACAAGATGTAACCATAACAGCCAAGGGCGTAGGCCCAGGAGTTGGAACAGCCTTTTGGGTAACAGACTCAAATAACTGGTGGGGAACATATGTTGATACAGAGCAAGTTTGTCAAACATGTTCATCTGGCGGAAACTGTTCTACTTATGGAACTGTTTTAAATCAAGCATCTACTTGTTCAACTTACGGAACTGTTTTAAATCAAGCATCTACTTGTTCTACTTATGGAACTCAAGTTAATGCTAACTCTACCTGTGCTACTTACGGAAATGTAATGAATGTGGCACCATCTTGTTCAACTTACGGAACTGTAATGAACGTTGCATCAAACTGTGCTACATACGGAACAAACTACGGAGTAGGAAACTGTGCTTCTTATGGTACAAACTATTCTGGTGGTAACTGTGCAGCATATGGAGTTGTTTCATACTCTGGTGGTAACTGTGCAGCATATGGTGTAACCTCTTATAGCGGTGGAGGATGTACCTCTTATGGAGTTTCTGGTTACAGTGGAGGAGGATGTACCTCTTATGGAGTTTCTGGTTACGGTGGAGGAGGATGTTCTGCTTATGGAACTGTCATGAACTCAGCAGGTGGCTGTTCAACATATGGTCAAGGCGCAGTTACTTATGGATTAGTAGCAACAGGTACACCTTACGGTGGCAGTGGTGGAAATGCTTCCCCATGTTCAAACTGTGGATCATGTCCAACAGGAACATCTTGTCGAAACCTTGGTAGACCAACTACATGTAACGCATATTCAGCAGCAGCATATGGAATTACTTGTAACGCAACTGCTGCAACAAACGTATCTTACGGATGTACAGGATATGCTCCAACAAACGTAAACTATGGCTGTGCATCATTTGCTGCAACAAGCGCAGTATATGGATGTACTTCAACAAATGCAGTAAATCCAAACTATGGATGTACTTCAGCCAATGCAACTGTGGCCTCTACATTCTGTGCAAGCACAAACTACACATCAGCAACTTTCTGTGCAACAGCAAATTCCGCAGTGTATGGAACTCAGTGTAATGCTAACAACGCAGCAGTATATGGCACACAGTGTAATGTTTACAACGCAACAGTCTATGGAACAGTATGTAATGCTAACAACGCAGCAGTATATGGCACACAGTGTAATGCTACCAATACAGCAGTATATGGAACTCAATGTAATGCCACCAACGCTCTTGTATACTCAGCCTGTAACTGTGTAAATAATGACAAGGTTAAGATTATTAAAAATGTTGCGGGAACCATTTCAACAGTGGCAACCCTAGCATTTGCTGGAACAATCGCAGCAATTAAAACAGTACTATCTGGAAACTCAGTAACTGTATCAGCATATTCTAATACAGGTGCTACCACTCAAATTGGATCAAGCCAAGCAACTACGATCTCTGGTCAAACAAAGAGCAAAGTTCATGGTATACTTAAGGGAGCAGTTACTTATGGCGCTGCTGCCACAAGTACTATTGATCAATTTGAGGTGAGTTAATTGGACGAGTATAAAAAATTATCTAAGCAGTTTAAAAAGCAAAAGAGATCTGATGCTTTGGGTCGCCTTGCTCATAAAACTAGAAGAATAAACCCCTACCCAAGATTAAAGTATAAGTATCTTACTAAGAAAAACATTGCCCCAGATGTTTCTACTATCACTGAAAATATTGCATTTGTAATTGATGGTCAAGTTGTAGAAATTATTCATTGTCAGCCAAAAATGGCTGCAATCCTTCTTAGTTCTCCAGAGATAGTTCAAGTCCCAGAAGGACAGGTAATAAAGCCAGGGTTTAAATATGAAGATGGAAAGTTTGACCTTCCTGATGAGCCAACACAGCCTCAACAAGAAGATGACGACCTACCAACATTTAAAGATTATCTGAGTAGACTTAATGCTGGTTTACCACAACTACCCAAGTTATCAACTTTTAAAGATTATGTTTCAAAACTAAAAGAAAGAGTTTAGAATGAAAAGAGTAGTATTTAATTTAGATCCTAATAGCGATCCAAGAATTATTTTACCTCCACAGCCATCAAGCCAGTTTGTTCCAGAATGGTATCGTCAAGGTGAGCGTTTTATAAATAAAGAAGATGGGTCTTTAAATATTCCAGATCCAAGTTTACGTGCAGGAGGATTAAAGTCCTGCAATCCTTTCCTTGATTCTATAATCGCTGGATATATACAACCTCTTTCATGCGCCATTGAAATTCTTAAGAATGACGGTTCAAGTAATCTTGAGTGGAGATACGTAGAACTTGATGCAAATGGAGAGTATGTTCAAGTAGAGGATATAGGCCTAATTGAAGAAAGATCAGGGTCAATTGGTCATACTGTTCCAAGACCTCATGGACATGCTCAAAACCATATGGTTTGGTCAGGGCATTGGGGATGGAAATTGCCAAGAGGATACAGCATGATTATTACACATCCAATGAATCAGTTTCAGTTGCCTTTTACAACCTCTTCAGGCTTCATGGAAAGCGATAGATTCATTGCGGGGGGTAGAATTCCCTGGTATATTAAAGAAGGCTGGACAGGTATCATTCCAAAGGGAACAGCAATGTACCAGATAATCCCAGTAAAAAGAAAGAAGTGGCTAGGAGTTGTTCCAGTAAATGTTGTTAGCAAAAAGGGACAGTTTATAACAGTAAAAGCCAGAGAAGTTTTGTATGGTTTTTACAGAGACAACTTATGGGTAAAAAAAGTCTATGAAATGGAATAAAAAGCCAGCAAAAAGAGTAGATACCTATACTCCTTCAGAAGAAGGCGTCATAGAGTTCATGAATATAGATAAGCAATTTCACCTAGTTCCACAAAAAATATCTCTTCCAAAATGGTACAAAGATATGCCAGGAATAAAACAATTAGGGCCTGGACTACAAGACGATCTAACTATAAAGAAGTGTATACCAATATTAGATGCATTAACAATGGGATATTATTTAGTTACAAAAGAAGAGTATAGTTTTTCATATGATAAAGAACTAAAGGAGTCAAAATTTATTGGTCCTGCAAAAATTATGAATGAGGAGCCAATTTCACGACATCCCATAACTCAGATCAATACAGTCTCTTTATCTCCAGAATATATTGAAGAAGCCTTTAAGTGGAAAAACTCCTGGCTAATCAAAACTCCCCCAGGATATAGTTGCCTATTTACCCACCCACTAGATGGAATAGAAGCACCATTTAAGACCCTTGACGGGGTAGTGGACACAGATAACTTCTTTATGCCAGTGCTGTTCCCATTCTTAATGAAAAATAGTTTTGAGGGAGTAATACCAGCAGGTACACCAGTTGTTCAGATAATTCCATTTAAGCGTACAAACTGGACTATGAAAGTCAACGAAGATCTTAGCAAAGATTTAGAAACTAACTATCATGCTGAAAAAACATTCTATATGAGTGAACAGTATAATAAAGACGGAAGCCCCAATCCAGGCAAATACAAAAGAGAATATAGGGTTAAGAAAAGATATACGTAACATTTTGTTACAGTTTATTTTATTAGTAAACTCTCCACTATTAGTTTAGGGAGAGTTTTGCTTTTTATAAAACTCTGCTATACTTAACACTTAATCCGTTTTTGAAAGGACGAATCACATGTCAGATTTTTTTAGTTTTAAACTTCCAGAGGACTTCGTAGAAAAGTACAAGAGCCAAGAAAGCCCATTTGGGTTTAAGGATGCAGCAGAAAATTCACTTGGAGAAATTACTTTTATTCGTACATATTCTCGCATGAAGGAAAATGGAACTAAGGAAAGATGGCACGAAGTTTGTCGTCGTGTAATCGAGGGGATGTATTCAGTACAAAAGAATCATGCTAAAGAAAATCGTTTACCCTGGAATGACTATAAGGCTCAGAAGTCTGCACAAGAAGCATTTCAAAGAATGTTTGAATTAAAGTGGACTCCACCAGGTCGCGGTATGTGGACATTTGGAACTCCTATGACTATGGAGAAGAAGAACTCTGCAGCACTACAAAACTGTGCAATGGTATCTACAAAAGACCTTGACAAGAACGATCCTGGTGCATTGTTTGCTTGGGTTATGGATGCTTTGATGCTAGGAATTGGTGTAGGGTTTGACACTGTAGGACAGGAAAAGAATTTTCAAATCTATTCCCCTACAGAGCCAGAAGAGGTGTTTGAAATTCCAGACACCCGTGAAGGTTGGGTAGACTCAGTTCGTCTTTTGTTAAACTCCTACCTAAGACCAAATCAGTCTATTCAGAAGTTTAACTATGACCTCATCCGTCCTCTAGGAGCACCAATTAAAGGCTTTGGAGGGGTCGCCAGCGGTCCAGCACCACTTATTCAACTACATACACAGATAGACAAGGTCATTGGCGGTAGAGCAGGAGAAACCCTAGATAGCCGTGCCATTACAGATATTATTAATCTTATTGGAACCTGTGTAGTTTCAGGAAATGTTCGTCGTTCTGCAACCTTGGCTCTAGGAGCAGCAGGAGATGAAGACTTCATTAATTTAAAAAATGCTGAGGTTTTTCCAGAGCGTAACTCCTTTGACTCAGAAAATCCAGGGTGGGCTTGGATGTCCAATAACTCAATTTCTGCAACAGTTGGAATGGAATACGAAAAGTATACTGATCTAATTGTTAACAATGGAGAGCCAGGATTTATTTGGCTTGATGTTGCTCGTAACTATGGTCGTCTATTAGATCCAGCAGATGGAAAAGACTATCGTGTTATGGGCTTTAATCCTTGTGCGGAGCAGCCATTGGAATCTTACGAACTTTGTACACTTGTAGAAGTGCACTTAAATCGTCATGAATCCAAGGAAGACTTCCTCAAGACATTAAAGTTTGCATATCTTTATGGTAAGACTGTCACTCTTCTTCCAACACACTGGCCACAAACAAACGGTATCATGCAACGTAATCGTCGTATTGGTACGTCTCTCACTGGTATTGCATCTTTTGCAGATCAAAAAGGATTGCCTGCAGTTCGTGAATGGATGGACGAGGGATACAACAAGATTCGTCACTATGACCACCAGTATTCAGAATGGCTATGTGTTCGTGAATCAATTCGTGTAACAACAGTTAAGCCATCAGGATCAGTTTCAATTCTTTCTGGTGCAACTCCTGGAGTTCACTGGGGTCCAGGTGGAGAATTTTATCTTCGTGCAATCCGATTTGGAGATACTGATCCAATGCTGCATTTGTTTAAGGCAGCAAATTATAATGTTGAAAAAGATGTTGTTTCAGCAAATACATCAGTGGTTTACTTTCCAATCAAATCAGGCCAAAAGCGTTCTGAAAAAGATGTAACATTGTTTGAAAAGATTGCTTTAGCAGCAACTGCTCAAAAGTACTGGTCAGACAACGGAGTATCTGTCACACTTTCATTTGACAAAGAAACAGAATCAAAGCATGTTGCATCTGCTCTTCATATGTATGAAGGTCAATTAAAGGCTGTATCATTCTTGCCAATGGGAAACACTGTTTATCCACAGCAACCATACACAGGAATTACGGAAGAGCAGTATGAGTCTTATATTGGCAAAATAAAGCACATTGACTTTTCTGCTATTTATGACGGGGTAGATAATCTTGAGGCTCAAGGCGAAGCCTACTGCACAACAGACTATTGTGAGATTAAAATCAAGTAGTCATGTGGTAAAATAGACTTATAATGTCTAACCCATCAAACCTATATGCTGAAAAGATTTTTGCTGAACATCCAGCAACTCTTTGGGCTTTAGACGATCAGGTAGACTATCTTTCCTTAGTCTCAGAAGAAGAAAGAACTGTTTCTTCCTGGAAAGATATATCAGGAAACTCACTTGGTCTTTCTGCTGTAACTGTTACAGATGTTCTTGACCAGCCATTTCCTACCAGTAATGTTACAAAGATAACAGGAGAAATTCCTACTGGAGACAGCGGTGAAATTACCTGCATCAGTCTTCCTATTAAAAAATTTACACAGTTTGATTATGAATTAGGAACCTTTGCTATTGGTGGATACTTTTATGCAAAAAGTCCTTTCATTACTGGAATCCATATCGGCTATGAGTATCGTGATGACACAAGTGGAGAGAAAATAACAAAGTTAAAATACTTTGAAACATTAGTATCAAACGAATGGATATTTCTTTCAGAAACTTTTCAAGTTCCACTAGAAGACTCTGAAATGAGTATAGTTATAAAGATAAATTATCGTGCAGGATCTGAGGTAGAGGAAGATTATGTATTTTTTACAAACGGAATTACATTGGGACAATGGTCAGAAGAATTTTGTGCAACCTCTCTAGGATCAACAAAAACATTACTTCCTTCATCAATCGCCATTGAATCCCCAACAACGTTTTCGATTGAAGCAAAGTCTTACGGATTACAGGAAAATCCTGGATACTATATTATTAACAACAACTTTTTACTGGCAAAAAATAGCGGGATCCCCATGGTTTATGGTGCTTCTAATGTAACAGTCTTATCTCCCAACCCAGATCCATTTTATCCTTCATTGATAATTCCAGGACTAGGATTTTTAAATAAAGAAGGTCAATACAATAGTTACACTCTTGAGTTTTGGATAAGAATAAACTCAGACGCTACTCTAGTACCACTAAGAATTGTTGGCCCCATAGGTTCATCCGATGGAATATATGTTGATGGTCCATTTCTAAAGTTAAAAATTGGTAACACATCTGGTTCATATTTTATTGGTGAATGGACTAGACCAATGCTAGTAGACTTAGTAATAAAAAATGATTCTGCAAATTTGTTAATAAATGGAGAGTCCGTAATATCTCTTTCCTATACAACTTCTGACCTTGACCTTCCCTACAAATTAAATAATGGTAAAAATCAAGACTGGGTAGGTTTTTATGCCTGGGAAAATGTTGCACCAATAGAGATTGATTGTGTTGCAATATATACATATGAAGTTCCTTCTATCGTAGCAAAAAGAAGGTTTGTTTATGGTCAGGGTGTAGAATTTCCAGAAGGTATTAATCAAGCGTATAGCGGATCTTCTATATATATAGATTATCCCTTTGCAGACTATACAAACAATTATTCTTATCCAAATATTGGCAAATGGCAACAGGGTAAACTAAACAATCTATCTGCTGCTAACAATGTTCTATCTACACCAGACTATGAATTGCCAGAAATATACTTATCTAATTCAGACACCGTATCTATATATGCAGATAACGATCTTGTGCAACAAGAAAATGATTTGTTCTTTTCTTTTAGGCCATCTACCACATGGGCACAGCAACATGGATACTTGTTATTCAGTAATTTAAATATGTTGCGTGAAAAGGTAAGATCTTTTTATGGAACATTTAAAGTAAAAAGTTTGTCAACAAGTGACGAAGTATTATTTTTAATAAAGTCAGGTGTTACAACAAATACTTTATCTATTGTTCTTAATAATACAACTATCAACTATGTTTTAAACTATAATGGACAAGAGTCAGTGATTCATTCTTCATACAATGTTTATCCTGGAGAACCTTTTTCTGTTGCTATGGATCTAGACTTGTTCTCTGCTAATTTTGGCGGAGACGTAGAATCTTTTTTAGCAAACTTTAACAGCCTAGAACTATATGTTGGTGGAAAAAGCAATCTTTCAAATACTTTTAGTGGTAACATCTATAACATTGGATTCTGTAACGAGTCAAATCACTCAAAGATACAAGATCTTTTTAACGAAATCGGAACTTCAAAAGACTACGAAAACCTTTTTAACAACTATACAAATTCAGTAAATCATGATGGAGGAAACTCTTATTTTGGAACAGAGGGGTGGTACTATAACTCAGAGAACGAACTTCAGAGAGTCGGATCTTCACAGTTCTGGGACTACTACCTTGACGGAGGAAACCCAGGGTCTTACTCAACATTTAAATTTAAAGATCACACAGCAAGTTATACACTAAGGCCAAAGGTTTATTTTGAGGAATACTCATTAGACATAGATGTTAGTTGCTCTTGGGAAGATTATGTCCCACTTACTTATTTTTCTCAATATGTAAAAGATGCTCGTGGCGATGACTATTATGATTTAGACTTTATTCAGTTTAACATCAACTATCCTTCTCCATCAAAGTTTTTAGAAGAAGAGCAAACTGGCTCTTGGACATACGCAGAACTTCAGAATGATTACTCAAACCCAATTCAAAGAACTTATGATTCACTAGACAATCAACTTTTTACTGGTTATATGGACTACTCTGACTTAAAGAATAAATCAACCAAAAACTATAAATATAATACATCTTTTTCTTTGGTTAGGTCTTATGTTACATTTCAGTATATTGAGTCAGGGGCAAATGCGGTAGATGGGTATTTTATTAATAAAGAACTTCCACCAAAAGAAGGAGTCGTTAATCCAGGGAATAACTGGATGAATACAAAATATGAGGTTATAAATAATATGATTATCTATCCACCCTCTACAGCAGATACAAAAGATTTGGCCATCGTTACTCACCTTGAGTTTTTAGTTCCTGGAATCTTAAGAAATAAAGTCTCAATTAAAAGCCTTGAGTATGCGTCTCAATCATTTAATGAGTCATCCCCAAATCCAATTGGGACTAGGTTTGGAAACTCTTTATATCCATACACAATGGCTGGAGACTATTTTGATTATAAGTCTAAAAACCCTTTTACAATTTACAAGGGGAGTTCCCCATATCTATATTTGACAAGAACTAGCGGGATAGAGTTAAAAGGAACATACGATCCTTTAATTAGTAGGGGCCTTTCAATTCCAATAAATGAGAATGTCTCTTCAGATTATAAAATTATGGCAATGCAAAGTGCAATAAGGTTTGATCAAGACTTTTTCCCGTATGCTCCTACAGAGATTTTTGAGATTGAATCAGAAAGTGCACACATTAAGTTTTTTATTGTTGCAAATGGCCCAGATGGAAAGAGGGCAAAGATTTATGCTATAAATGCTCGAAGCGGACAACTAGAAGACGGTATAGCGTTTTACTGGAACGGAAAGTTAGTAAAAGAGCCAACTCTGACAGTAAAGGAGTGGGGATTCCTTGGTGTCTATTTCCCAGTCCTACTTGATTTTAAAAATATGGTCGGATCTCTTAGGATTAATGGTCCAATAACCTTTAACACAATTTCATATTATAAATCCACAAACCTTATAGAAAATCAAAGGATTATAACTAGGCCATGGTTTAACGTAAAGACTGGCCCAAACAGTCCTATTGAGTGGGCTTTCTGGGCACCAGAAGGTATCTTGTGGCGTGGGGTACTTATTAGATCATCAACAAGCCCTGGAGGAGTCAACCCGTCTACAATCTATAAGAGTTACACAGGAACAAATAAAATAATTGTTGATAGTGAAAAGATTTTAAGATTAAAAGACTACAAGTATAGTCTTTATAGCCAAGTCACTTGGACACAAAGCACTAACACCGCCGTTTAATATGGTATACTTGTGTATATGAATATGGAAAAACCAACCAAAAAGCGTAAGCAAGCGCCCAGAATGAAAGGGCAAGTGGGAGACTCCCGCGTAAAAGTTATTGAAAAGCACTACGAATGGGGTCTTTATGTTTACAAAAAGTCTAATGGAAAATGGTTTACAGACGGCACAGGCTCAGTATTAAATATTGAATCAATGCGTGGAGACATTCTTCAGATATCAAAACTAAAAGAAGCAGCAAGACACTTTGGAGATGAAGGAGATGGCGAGTGCGTCTTCGTCCCAGGACTTACAAGAATTTCAGAAGAAGAATATTCTGAACAAAAACAAAGACTGTCAGAAGGCCTTATTCCTTCTATGAACGATCTTGGTGCAGTACAGGCAGCCAAAGATACTATTGCAAAATATGGAAGTGATGACTAATGTCAGAAGATAGACAAGAGTATGTTAGAATTAAAATGGATGACACTCCAGAAGAAATAAATGTCTTTCAAGCACAAGATCCATTCAACAAAACTTGGGATGAACTAAAAGATTTATCTGGACTAGACAACAACTTTAAACGCAGAACCTCCAGGGTAGTTAAATCTGAATCCATAGAGATGGGAAAAGTAGATGCATCTCAAGGATACATTGACTCTGCTCGTGCAGTAAACACTGGTATTAATGGAACAGCATCTAAAGAGATTAACCCAGGATTAATTTATCGTAATGGCTATGGCCTGTTTGATGTAATTACACCACCATGGAACTTGTACGAATTAGCAAACTACTACGACACATCATTTGCAAACCATGCAGCCATTGACGCCAAGGTAGAAAACATTGTAGGACTTGGATACGATTTCAAGATAGCAGCAAGAACTATGCTTAAGTTAGAGGGATCTGAAGCAAAAGCAGCAGAGGCTGCAAGAAAAAGAATTGAAAGAGCCAAGATTGAACTTCGTGATTGGCTAGAGTCTTTAAATAATGATGATTCATTTACATCAAGCATGGAAAAAGTATTTACTGATCTTCAGGCAACTGGTAATGCCTACCTTGAAGTTGGAAGAACCGTAACAGGAGACATTGGATATGTTGGACATATTCCATCAACAACTATGCGTGTTCGCAGACTTCGTGATGGTTACGTACAGGTTATTGGAAACAAGGTTGTATACTTCCGTAACTTTGGAGCAACGAATCCTAATCCACTTGGAACGGACCCAAGACCAAATGAGATTATTCACTTTAAAGAATACTCACCTCTAAATACATTCTATGGAGTTCCAGATATTCTTTCTGCAATTAATGCTCTTTATGGTGATGCTTTGGCTTCACAATACAACATTGATTTCTTTAGCAACAAAGCAGTCCCAAGATATGTAGTAACTCTTAAGGGTGCAAAGTTATCTCCAGAAGCAGAAGACAAGATGTTTAGATTCTTGCAGACTGGACTCAAAGGACAAAACCACAGAACATTATATATTCCTTTGCCAGCCGACTCAGACACAAACAAGGTTGAATTTAAAATGGAGCCTATTGAAAACGGTATCCAAGAAGGATCATTTAGAGACTACCGCAAGTCTAATCGTGATGATATTCTTGTTGCTCACCAAGTTCCTCTTTCAAAGTTAGGTGGATCAGATTCAGCAGCAATTGCTGCAGCCCTAGCACAGGATAGAACTTTCAAGGAGCAGGTAGCAAGACCAGCACAACGTAATCTTGAAAAGATGATTAATAAGATAGTTCGTGAAAAGACAGACATTGTTGATTTTAAGTTTAATGAACTTACCCTTACAGATGAAATCGCTCAATCTCAAATTTTAGAACGATACATTAAGACACAGATTATGGTTCCTAATGAAGCAAGAGAAGTTCTAGGTTTACCACAAAGAGATGGAGGAAACGAGCCTTTCCAACCTAAGCCACAAGATACTGCAAATGACAACGCAGATCGTGCACGGGATGGAGAAAGACTAAACAACCAATCCGATGGGTCTGCTACAGTAAGTGGTAGAAATCCCAAAGGTGAAGGACGAGCATCTCAATAGTTGAGATATCGTAAAAAAAGGCTCTATAATATACTTGTGACTAATATCTTCAAAGCCCATTGGAATTCAGATGGGGATAACATACGACTATCTATGCCTCTAACAAAGGTTGACAAAGAACGTCGAATTGTTTCTGGTTTTGCATCATTAGATAACGTTGATAAGCAAGATGATATTGTAACAGCAGAAGCATCTATGGATGCATTTGCAAAGTTTCGTGGTAACATCAGAGAAATGCACCAACCATCAGCAGTAGGAAAGATGGTTTCATTTAAAGAAGATAAGTATTTTGATCCAGAATCAAAGAAGTTTTATAAGGGTGTTTTTGTGTCTGCCTATATTTCAAAGGGAGCACAAGATGCATGGGAAAAGGTTATTGATGGAACATATACAGGATTTTCAATTGGCGGAAGAATGAACAAGTGGGATGATGCTTATGATGAGAAGTCAGATAAGTCAATTAGAGTTATTAAAGAATATGATTTGGTAGAGTTGAGTCTTGTTGATTCCCCTGCTAATCAGTTTGCAAACATTGTATCTGTTGAAAAAGTTGACGGAGTAGATGTTATTAAAGTTGACGAAACAGTTTTAGAGAATGTTTTTTATGATAAAGAATCAGGCCTTGTAATGGTTTCAGAGAATGAATCTGAAGTTAGTCCAACATCAGGTGAAGATATGGTGAATATAGGTTTCGTTGAAAAAACGGATAACGAAAAACTAAATATGATAAAGTTCTTAGTCGATAGTGCTAAAGGCATTAATACTTCTAAGATTAACAAGGAGGCAAATCCTATGGCAAAAACAACAAAAAACGTAACAGAAGAAATCGTTGAGAAATCAGAAGTTGCAGTTGAAGCAGTAGAGATCGCTCCAGAGGCAGTTGCCGTTGCGGAAGCAACAGAAGCAGTCGAAGAAGCAGTAGCAAAGTCTGATACAGAGAAAGCAGTAATGCCATCTCATGGTAAAGATGATGCTGAAGAAGATGCAGAAGAATCAACAGAAAAGGCTGCAAAGCCAATGACTGATGAAGAAATTGCACTTGCTGAAGAGGCTGAGGCAAAGAAGCCAATGGCTCCTAAGTCAGACGAAGTTACTGCAGATGCAGATAACACTGTCGATCTTAACCAAGCCTTTAGCGATCTAGTATCAACAGTAAAATCATTGCAGGCAGAAGTAGAAATGCTTAAGTCTTCAAAGGTAGATGTTGAAGTAGCAAAAGAGTCATTTGAAGCAGTTGCAAAAGATATTGCATCAGCAACAAATACATTCAATGAATTTGGTAAGCGAGTGGAACTTGTAGAGCAAGACACTGCTTTCCGAAAGTCTGGCGATCTCGGCGAGATAGTACAGAATCAGCCTGAAACGGTTGAAAAATCCCTATGGGGCGGTAGTTTCCTCAAAACAGCCGATCTATTCATTTAGAAAAAATCACAGGAGGTGACAATATGTCGGAACAAAATATAGAAAAGAACCAGCCTGGAACATCAGGTCAACTTGGTGGCACAGCCCCAGGTTTGTATCAAGGACAAGGAGCATTTGCTTCAGGTTCAGATGCAGGTTCAAATGTACCAGGTAATTACACTGATGGTGGTGTATTGGGTAATATCCCAACAGCACTAGCAGGAGTAAACTCTGGTCCAAATGCAGTTAACCCTTCAGGTGAGGCTGGATCAGGTATCCTACGCCCAGAGCAAGCACGTCGTTTTATCGACTACGTGTGGGATGCTACCATTCTCCCCTACAATGGCCGTCGTGTTACAATGAGAGCCATAACAATGCAACTCGAAAAGGTAAACGTCGGAGAGCGTGTTATTCGTGCAGCAGCGCAAGCAGTTGGCGATTACACAAACGCAGGTGCAACATTCTCAAAGGTTGAATTGACTACAAAGAAGATTCGTCTTG